GAGTCTTGGCCTTGTGACTATTGTGAGGAAGGCCAAGTACATGATCAAGAGGCCTTAGATAATGCCATTGAGGATGCAGAGAATATGATTGATGGTATGATCACCCGTATTAGGTTGACATCAGATAATATCAAGATGGTTGCTAAGTTTGAGATGCTACCTGATTTTATGGCACGTTACAAACACAGACTTCAAATACAAGCACGTGCACTTGCAAGACTTGAGATGTACAAAGCTAACCTTCAAAACTTATAATCATGACTGAGAATCAAAAAGCAATAGTTGACTGCCTTATAATGGGAGCCGTAGCATTGGTAGTGACAATCTTCCTTGTAATCATAGGAGTAGTAGGATGATTAATTTAGCATACATCAAAGGATGGGATAGGTTTGATGAGAAACTATACCACCGATACCTTAAAGCAAGAAACAATGTGGAAAATACACTATCGAGCATTCACTCAAGGTCAGTGGAGGAAGCTCAGCAAGAACGTAAAAGCAGACTCATCTGCTCAAGCAAGAGTAAAGGCAGACATCTGGGAGGGTTTAATAATTAAAATAGAGAGGATATGACAAAGACAGCAGTAGAGTGGTACCACTCAAAAGTAATTGAGTTAATGAGACACAGAGAACAAGGAAATATTGATGTCCTTGAATTTAGGAACCAACTTGATTTGTTATTAGACCAAGCAAAAGCAATGGAGAAGGAGCAGATAATTCAAGCAAGAACAACAGCACCTATTATACCAACAATTGATATGATAGATTATGTTAAAGAATCAGAACAATACTACAACGAAACCTTTAAATAAGAATAAATGAAAAAAGCAGAATTAGTGAAAAAATGTCAGGAAAGAATGAAGTCCATAAGAGATAAAAATTATTTTACCCTGAGATTTGGAAAAACAAAAAAAGAAATAGAACAAGCCAAAGAAATGGAAAGAAGACAAAAAGCAGAAGAATACCTAAAAGGATTCAAAGATGGTAAAGAGTACCAAATAAAATTAGATGAATTAACCTTTAAATCAGAATAATGATACTAAACCCAACAACAGCGGTATTAGCTTGGAAAGCGATATACTACGTAACTAAGTACTCATGAACCAACACAAAATGTACAGATGCATCCGACTCATGGAGCTCCTGCAAGATACTTCAAGACATATCTGCACCATTGCAAGGTACTTGGGAGTAAGTGATAGAACAGTGTACAGATACTTTGACTTGTTTAAGCAGTTAGGGTATACACTTGAGAGGGATAGTAATAATAAATATAAATTAACGAAATGAAACAATACAAAATATGGCTTGAGGATACAGTCGAAGAGGAAGGTGGATTTTGGTGGTACTGCTGGCTGGATGCAGATGGCTTCCTTCATGACCACACCTATCCAGATGAGCATCCAGATACATTGCAACAATACCTGGCTTGGGGATATAAAGTGGAGGAGGTGACCAATGAGTGAAGAGGCAAAAATGGCACTACTAATGTTTAGTGTAGGGATAATAGTACTAATGATAGGAATGATATACAATGACAACAGAAATAATTAACTACATCAAGGAGCATAACCTTGACTCACCCAGACGGCACAGAGAATACTCTTATAAAAGGTCTTATCTGGCTTATCTCCTGCACAAGCAAGGCATGACATTGCAGCAGATAGCTGATGTGTTCAATAGAACTCATGCTACCATAATGCATTGCATCACTTTGCACAAGCACTTCATGACTCAGAATGATACAATCTATCTCTTCCATATAAAGACGGAGATAGACTACTTCCAGCCTATGGTGGAGATCAAGAGGGACATCTTTAATGAGATACTCAATGCATACAACACCACAGATTTAACAAGAATAAAAGAAAGAATATTAAATAATGAATATTTATTAGTATCTTAGCTCTGCTTTTACCTGATTGATTATCCGAAAAGACCCCCTCCTTGATTGGCTGGGGGTTTTTTTGTGTAAATATGTCACTTTTTGAAATATTTATTTTTTGGAATATTTACGGGTTAACTAATTGTAATTCAGTAGCTTGTCACTTTGTCACTTTTTTTACCCCCTATACGCTATATGAACATACTAAAAAACAAAAATATTTTTTTACTGAAAAAAAGTTTCTATTTTTACAAACGGTACTAAACCACTTAACAATCAAGTAGTTATCTCCGAAATATTTCCGAAATATTTTGTTTTTAAATATTTCTTTTTTTCTGAGTGTTTGATATTACAATTATACTTATATTTGTGAACGGTTCGATCTGACAATATAGAACTAAAGAAGTTACTAAACCTCTTAATGAATTTGGACGTCAGATCCCAAAGGAGTTAGGGGGTTTTTTTTATGATTAAATTTTTACAAATGGAACAATTTGAATTTGTTAGATGGTTTACTGATGATGACTACAGTAAACTAAAATCACTAATCTCCTATCACCAGGATCAAAACAATACTGAAAGTCAGTTAACATGGTTGCAGTCACACTCTGATGAGGTTATTAAAATTCATGAACAGTATTATATTGATGAAGGGGATAGGCAATGGAAAATTTTACAAGATTATAAAGCAGGAGTTAAGGCCCACAATAAAAAAGTAGATAATGTAAAAAGTGGGGGTGATGAATATTGTATTTGTGGATCTTTATTAAAATGGAGAAGTGCTTATTCTGAATTTGCTGGATGTACAAACTGGCAGGATACAACACAAAAACACAACTCATTGAATTATAGAAGAGACATGGATGATGAAAAAGGTGAAGCATTTGAGGTTAAAATATTTGATATATATCTGTCCTCAATCTGTAAAATAATAAAAACAAAGTACAACATAAAAATACAAGCATCTAATCTGTATGAGTTTTATGTGCTTAATAAGGTAAAACTTTTTAGAGAGGATATCTCAAGAGAGAAATATAGCAAAGCAAAAGAATCATCTGCATTATCAAAAAAGAGAGAGTTATTAATTAAGAGTATCTTAGAACAAAATAAAATTAGATTTGGATATCAAAGAAAAATAATGTACAAAATTAAGGACGGCAAACAAACTCATGCTATACCAGATTTTATTGCAATGATAAATAATGATTTGTTAATTATAGAACAAAAAAAGAATATAGATAACTGCTCTGATTATCAAGTTGAAAAATATAAGAGTTTACTGCAGTTTATGTATCCAGATAAAGCAATACAAATAGTTTATGTAATAGAAGAGGACAGTGACTCTCTTGATGATTATATTCCAAACTACGCAGTATTAACACTTGACGAATTTAAAGACTTCATCTCATGCAATTAATTGATCACGCTTATGATTTACTAATGGAAGGGCTACAGCCTTTACCATTAAAAGACAACAAGGCCCCTCTACTGGATAAAGGCCACAACTACCTTTATGAATTAGTCAAGGAAGATGATATACAAAAACTGTTTGAGAAGGCTCAAAAGATAGGTATAGCTTGCGGCAAAGTATCTGATGGATTTTACTGCCTGGACTTTGATAAGCACAATGGTGAGCCTATTGATGACATCTACAATAGTTACATTTCATTATCATATATTCAAGATTTATTAAGCCAGGGAAAACTATCCATTTATTCAACAGCTGGAGGTGGATATCATATCTACTTCATCTACAGAGATGAGGTGTTGACTGGTGAATGCTTTGCATACTGGCAGACTAAGTCAGTAATGATTGAGATTAGAGGCAATGGACAGTACGCTGCTTGCTGGCCAAGTATTGGATATACTCACATCAAAGGACCAGAGTATATTAAACTTACTCCATTGGAATCAGCTGATGAGATGCAAGTAATTAAAGAATTTGCACACTCATTTAATCAGTACAAAGAGATTGTTTCACGATCCAAAACATCAGACTCTAATAAAAAGTGGGCTGATAGCTGGAAGGATACTACTCCAGATGGAAAGTACAATCTTGAGTTTCAAAATGAGGCCAAAGAATTACTTGCAAAAGTTGGATGGCAGTATTGTGAGACTAGGAACGATGACGTTGAGTATTGGACCAGGCCAAACAAGGATATAAAAGATGGTTTCTCAGCTACTTTTGGACATTACACTGGTATGTTCTACATATTCTCAGAGGATCTATCTTGTAAACCATTTACAGCAAAGCAGGCCTACTCACCATTTAACATACTAACTGAGTTAAAGTATGATGGTGATTGGAAGAGAGCCAAGGATGAGCTTCGTAAAAAGTTCAACATGGTTGACAATGAGGAGTTTTGGAGTAAGAATGAGAAAGGTAATTACTCACTTAACAATAAACGGTTTAAGGAGTTTCTTGAGTCAAATGACTTTTTTAAGAACTCCCCAAATGAAGGCAGTACTTTTGACTTTATACAAAAGCAAGGCATCTTTATGAAGATTGTCTATGAAAAGGACATAAAAGACTATGTGATTGACTGGATAGAACGCAACCAATGTGATGAGGGTGTATTCAATCTTATGACTGGTAACTTGAAATTCTTTAAAAGAGACTACTTGAGCCTTCTAAAATCAAAACCTATTGAGGTGTTGAAGGATACTAAGGATGAGTGTTACTTATTTTATCGTAACTGCATAGTCAAAGTGACAAAAGAGAAACGTGAAATAATTAGTTACTCAGATTTGAACACTGGAGTATGGAGAGACCAGGTGATAAACAGAGACTACTATCCAACTGATCACCATAAGTCAGAATATAGAACTTTTATTTTTAAGATTGCTGGTCAAAATAGAGAAAAATACAAAGCATTCCAGACTGTAATTGGATATCTCCTTCACTCCTTCAAGACTAACTCAAACAATAAAGCTATAATATTCAATGATGAGGTGATAAGTGAGAATCCAAACGGCCGTTCTGGTAAAGGTCTTTTTTGGAATGCTTTGAAACAACTTAGAAAGGTGCAGTCTTTGGATGGTAAAACCTTTGATTTTGCCAAGTCCTTCCCTTATCAGAGTGTATCAACTGACTGCCAAGTGTTAGTGTTTGATGATGTTAAAAAATCATTCAACTTTGAGAATCTATTTAGTGTAATTACAGAGGGTATTACTATTGAATATAAAGGAAAGGACAGCATCAAGTTAGATGTTACTGAATCTCCAAAAGTAATCATCACAACCAACTATACCATCCAGGGAGATAGTGCATCATTCAATGCCAGGAAGTATGAGGTGGAGATGAGTAGTTATTTCAATGATAAAAATACTCCTATAATGGAATTTGGCCATGAGTTATTCAATGACTGGTCACAGGATGAGTGGGCTTGTTTTGATAACTACATGATGAACTGCATTAGTATCTATCTTGAGATGGGCCTTATTGATATGCCATTAAAGAATCTTGACTACAGAAAATTGATTGACATAATAGGCCAAGAGATGAACATCTTTTTTGGAGGCCTTAAAAAGAACGAACATCTAAGTATTAAAATGACTTATGATGATCTAATGGATGGCTTTCCAGAGTTACGTAAAAGAAATATATCACAAAACTTAGTGACTCGAAACCTTAAAAAATACTGTGAATATCATACCTTTGAACTTGAGACAGCATACTCTGGAGGTGTTGGTAAATTTATAATCAATGCACCAGAAGAAGAGCCAAAAAAAGAACCAGAAGATGTGTGGGATGAACTTAATAATAAAGCAAAATTAATATGAACAAACCAAACGCACAACTACTCAAGGCACTCGAGCTGGAGGACTTGAGACTTAAGTATCCATCCCTGGATGAGAAATACATGGCATTCACTAAGTGGTCAGATAACTCAGCCAACGCACTGACTAAGTGTGTGATTGCTTACATCACCTACAAAGGAGGTCAAGCTGAGCGTATCAGCTCACAAGGTCAGTACAGGGAAGGAGCTAAGATACAAGTAGGCACAGGTGAGATTGCTTACCATAAGCAGCTCCCTGGCAAGTGGACACCAGGTCAATCTACAAAAGGTACTGCTGACATCTCATCTACCATCAGAGGGAGGTCAGTTAAGATAGAGATCAAGTATGGAAAGGATAGGCAGTCAGATGTACAGAAAGCCTATCAGGAAGCCGTTGAACGGGCTGGAGGTGTGTATATCATTGTGAGGACATTTGATGAGTTTGTGGTGTGGTATGAACAATTTACAGAAGGGATATGAGAATTAAACTAAAAATGCCAAAGTTCAACGTCAAGCTAAAGCATCTGAGAAAAAAGTACAAATGTGCTGTTAAGGGTATAAATAACGAAATAGATTAAATTATGACATTAGATTCACACGAGATTAGATTAGGTAACACCTACAAAGTAGAGATGGGAGATGGCACTTATAAGAGTGACCTTATCAATTTAGAAGACCTTAGCAACTTATTAGATGATGAGATTGATGACTTTTATCAGGCTCTTGAGCTTGATGAGAATGTATTATTAAAATTAGGTTTCAAACAAGTTAGTGATAGAGTATTTATGAAAGGTGATTTTGGTGTTGAGTTAGGATTTTTTAATTATTTTCTAATTAAAGTTGATGGTCATGTATTAAGAATAGGTAATAATGAATACGTTCATCAACTTGAAAATCTATACTTCGCACTGACTGGAGAGGAACTAACATACAAATGTTAATAACTTTATTTGTCATATATGCAAAACTTTCTTAACTTTACTGAAAATAATCAATTTATGGAAAAGCAATTAATCAGCTCATCTGAGAAAATCAGACAAGCAAACGAAGAGGCAACACTGTCCTTCCACCAGAAGCTCCACAGAGCAAAGTTAGCAATCGGTAAGGTTACTAAGAACGCTACAAGTCATCACGCTAAGTATGCCAACTTGAATGCAATCATTGAGGCAGTTGAGCCTATTCTACTTGAGAACGGCTTACTACTCTTGCAACCTATCCAGGGCAATAGTGTATGCACTCAGATTATAGACATTGACTCAGGTGCAAAGGTTGAGTCTTGTATGGAACTGCCAGCAGGCATGAACCCACAGCAGCAGGGTAGTGCCATCACTTACTACAGAAGGTACACCCTCCAGTCAACTCTATCACTACAGGCAGTGGATGATGATGGTGAGGCAGCAAGCAAGCCAGCACCTACTAAGTCAACACCGACCAAGCATCCAATAGGAGATGAGAGACTGCAAGCAGCACTTGAATCTATTAAGGTAGGTGACTATACACTTGAGAGATTAAAAAATGAGTTCTCACTTACTAAAGAACAGGAGGCAAGACTATGAAGTGGAGAGCATCACAATTAGGAAACCTAATGACCAACTCAAGGAGTAAGTCAGAGGTACTATCTGAGACTACAAAGTCTGAGATTAGAAAGATAGCTAAGCAAGACTTCTATGGATACACCACAGAGATCAAGACTAAGCCAATGATCAAGGGTACTGACTGGGAGCAGAACGGCATTGACCTACTGAACTCAGTTAGGTTCACTCAGTACAGTAAGAACGAGCTCAGACTCTCTAATGAGTACATGACTGGATGCTGTGACATCATAACAGATGACAGCATCATTGACATCAAGTCATCCTGGTCATTAGAAACCTTCCCTGCTACACCATCAGAAGGTGATGCAAGTGGGTACGAGTGGCAAGGACGTGCATATATGTGGCTCTATGAGAAACCAGCCTTTGAGTTAGTCTACACCATGTACACCACACCTGATGAGCTACTGACTGAGTGGGATAACCTATCTATACATAGAGTTGACCACATTGACCCAGCTAAGCGTATCACAGTAGTGAGATATGAGAGAGACCAGGCACTTGAGGAGCAGATTAAGGAACGGTTGATCCACTGCTCAGAGTATTATGTACAGTATATTAATCAATTAAATAATAAATAATGAGAGTATCTAAAGATGTCTATAGAAAAGATGAGATGACTTGGCAAATATTTAGAGATTTTTTGCTTGATGTTACAGATGTTTATGGTTTTGTTAATAAACCAGTTGGAGAAACAGCTAAAAAACATAAACTATATAGATGGGGAGACGTTAGTCTTATTATAAAAAAAGGTGATAAGATATTCAATGGTGAATCAGATGTTCATAAAAAAATGGTGGCTAAAAGTTACTTTGACAAATACATGACTTTTGATTATCCAAAACGTAGAGGATTTAAGTCTATTCAACAAACAACACTACCATTTAATATGGGGGGAAAGATGACAACACGACCTAAGATAGGATGTAAACTTACACCACCACCACACATTATCAAGGATGCTATGAAAGGCACAGTTACTGTTGTTCCTCAAGGCAAAGAACAAGAATTTATTGAAAGTACTAAGGTTGCACAGCCCCAGCAACGTAGACAATTTATACTAATTATATTATGGGGTTTATTAACAATTAAATTTTAACAAATGTCAGAACAAGAATTTTTCGCTAAAGCAATGATAGCAGCCATGCAAGGCTTATTATCATCAGTAGGTAATGGCTTCCAAGAAGAGTATGCCAACCCACATGGAACAGTAGCCGCAATGGCAAAAGAGTATGCAGAGGAACTTACTACAAGGTATGTGATAGCATCTGCAATTTTAAACAAACAAAACCAAGACTCATGTCAGAATTAACAATGAAAGGAGCTATCAAGCTCATCAACCCAGTAAAAGTCATCAGTGACAAGTTCTCAGTGAGAGAGTTTGTGATCACAACAGCAGACAAGTATCCTCAAGAGGTAATCTTCCAGACAGTCAATGACAAGATGGATATCATTGCACCGTATGGTCAAGGTCAAGAGGTCACAGTATCATTCAACGTGAGAGGTAGAGAGTACAATGGTAAGTACTACAACACCCTTGATGCATGGAAGGTGCAAGGTGAGGCCACAGTACAACCAATAGAGGAGACAGATGACCTCCCGTTCTAAGACCGTTTATCTCAAAGTAGGTCAAACACTAACCGACTGGATGAGAAGTGAGCTTAAAGACAAGCTAAACAGCAGAAACAGGGCTGTACACATGGCAGAGGATATCGGAGTGGTCAACGCAACACTGCACCGCTTCCTTCAAGGTGGTGAGGCACGAGGTAAGTTCTATGATAAAGTTTTTAATTACTTGATGAAATGAACTACTTAGTACAAATAATGGTCTACATTGAAGGGCAGTATTACACCCCTCAAGAGATACTTGATAATACAATACCATCACATGAGCAAGATACATAAGGTAGGGGACAAAGTCCAATACAATAAAAAAGAGATAGTAGAGATTCTACAGATACAAGGTAAGTACTGTTTAATACTATTCTCAAGTGGCACTAAGATATGTACAACGCTAAGTACGTTTGACAACTGAGGCTCAACAGCCACACAGGGGAGTATAACAGCTCCCCTTTGTTGTATTCAAATAATTACTATATTTACACCATGATAATCAATTACATCACTCCCTTAGTAGTCTCCTGGTGGTTCACCCACTTCGAGCCTATCCAGGACTACATAGACAATACACTGATACTACCAGACTGGCTACACACTGCACTCGGATGCTGGAAGTGTCTCTCGTTCTGGTCAACCTTGGCCTACTCACAATCATTCACTGTGGCCTGTGCCACATCACTCACAGCAGTATGCTTGAACAAACTGATATACAACTCATAGAGACCATTCTCAACCTACCAGAGGAGGAGACAATGACAAAGAGCTCACTGGTCAAGCTCAGAGCAGTCAAACAGAAGGCAACAGGTGTACGTGATAAAGAGTGCTTCTGCTCTGGTGTACGTAGGAAGGTATGGTATAAAGACTTCCTTACATGGTATGAAGCTAATACTTGACCAATATATCAGCCGCAACTATGAAGAGGTGCTCAAATACACTAAGCACTTCCTCAAGCGACTCAATATACCAAGCTCAATAGATGCAGATGCAGTCATCAACAACGCTTATCTGCACTGTGTGAAAGTCAACATACCAGACATGACTCAAGACAAGGCTAAGAGCTACCTACTCAACACGATCAAGTATGAGTTGATATGGACTCAAGGCTCAAGGACTAAGAAAGATGACATCTACAGATCACAAGAGTACCTAACAGATTGCATTGATGACCCCACAGAGATAGAACACAAGATAAGACTTGAGAATGACCACAACTTTAAGAAGGCAATGGTCGAGATATACAGGAACAACTTGGACGATAGGATAAAAAGGATTATATTTGAAGCATACTATGATAAAGGTCACTCAACTCAGACTGCACTGGCTCAGTACTTTGACATCAACAGTACATCGGCTTACTTTCTGATACGAGAAATAAAACAAAATATAAAACAAATACAATATAGGTATGAAGAGTGTTGACATCATAGGACTAATCACTTACATCCTGGCATGGGGTGTGGTGCTGGCACTATTCAATGAGAATATGTACCTGCTGTATAAATTCTCAGGAGCTACATTAGCTGCTTATCTATTATTTATTATAATACAACAAAATGAACTACAAAATTAAAGACGAATTTATTGGCAAGACTATCAAAGTCTACAATAAGCACACAGGAACTAAGGCAGTATCTATTGCCAGCCTTGACATGAGCAAAGTAGAGTATTATATCACAACAGGACTTAAGCATATCTTTGAGGAGGTAGTCACTACGACTGCACCTGAGGTTGTTGTGATAGAGTACAAGGCTGTAGACCCACCAATACCAGAGAACGCTCCTAAGCCTAAGAAGAAACGTAAACCAAAGGCTGATGCCAAAGCCTAAATACATAGAGACCCCTGAGAAGATGTGGGAGCTATTCGAAGCCTACAGGGATTGGTGCAAGTCAAACCCAAGGTATCAATACTCACTTTCTAATAAGACAGGTGAGGCAACTCCAGTGCCATTAGAGAGACCATTGACTCAAGTAGGATTCAGATGCTTTGCTGCTGAAAGAGGTAATACAGTGACTGATTATTTTTCTAATAAGGATGGGAGATATTCAGCGTATGCCACAATCTGTACATGCATAGAGGAAGCAATCAGACAAGATCAGATTGAGGGAGGGATGGCAGGTCAGTATAATGCCTCCATCACTCAGAGACTAAACAACCTAACTGAGAGAGTTGATACAACTACTCAAGGTCAGGCTATAAATGATATTAAGGTTACTATTATTAAATAGTGTATCTTTGACATAATTCTTACTATACTACTAAATAAGTGGTATAGCTCAACTATTGCACACTATGGAGATAAAGAGCACAGTGATATTCGAGAGAAACTTTGAAGCCCTCAACAGTCCAGACCATAGATTCATTATCAATGAGGGCGGCTCAAGGTCATCTAAGACATACAGCCTTTGCCAGCTGATAATAGTCTACTGCCTACAGAACAGAGGCAAGGTAGTGAGCATCATACGAAAGACCTTTCCTGCACTCAGAGCTACAGTGATGAGAGACTTCTTAGAGATCATGAAGGACTTGGATATCTATGAGGTAAGCAAGCACAATAAGTCTGAGCACATCTACACCTTTGACAATGGCTCTATCGTGGAGTTCTTCTCAGTGGATGATGAGCAGAAGATAAGAGGTAGGAAGAGAGACCTGGCATGGTGCAATGAGGCCAATGAGCTGTACTATGATGACTTCACTCAGCTTAACATGAGAACGGAGGGCAAGCTAATCTTTGACTACAACCCGTCTGAGTCCAACTCATGGCTGTATGAACTACCAGTTGAGGAGAGCATCCTCATCAAGTCAACCTACAAGGACAACCCCTTCCTGCCAGATAGCATCAAGCGACAGATAGAGGACTTGAAGCGAACCGATGAAGCACAGTACCAGATATACGCCTTAGGAGAGAAAGCTATCAGCAAGAGTAACATCTACTCTAATTGGTCATTTGTCAAGCATAGGCCTGCTAAGTTCACATCATTTGTCTATGGGCTTGACTTTGGATACAACCACCCTACTGCACTGATACGGGTGTACTGGCGTGACAAGGACATCTACATTGAGCCAGTCATCTATGAGAGCTACTTGACCACCACTGACCTCATCGCTCGTATGGATCAGTTAGGCATTGATAAGAGTGTGAACATACTGGCTGACTACTCAAGACCTGAGACCATAGCAGAGATAGATAGAGCAGGGTACTACATTGAGAATGCCAACAAGGTAGTCAAGAAAGGGATAGACAACATCAAGACCTTTGGAGTGATATGTGAGGAGCACCCTGCACTCAAGAAGGAGTATGAAAACTACAAGTGGAAAAAGATAGGCGATCAGATAACAGATGAGCCAGTCAAGCTGTGGGATGATGCCATGGATGCCATCCGATATGCATCTACCTACATCAAGCAGGAGTACTACACTGATGACAGTTACTTAGCCTTCTAACAGGATTCGCTTCAAGATACAATATAGGTATGGCAACAACAATCATAGCACAGCCTCAAGACTTCACACCTGCA